AGGTGAAGAGCGACGAGGGCGCGGCTTTTGTCGAGCAGTATCTGCGCAAGGGGCTTTCTTCCGGGATCGAGTTGAAGAGCGTTTCGGGGGCTTCGAGCGCGGCGGGGGGTTATGCGGTGCCGCGCGAGATCGATGCCGCCATTGACGAGGCGCTGGTGGCGATTTCGCCGATCCGGCGGGTGGCGAATGTCGTCAAGGTGGGGACTTCGGGCTATCGGAAGTTGATTACCACCGGGGGCGTCGCCTCGGGCTGGGTGGCGGAGACCGCCGCGCGGCCGGAGACGGGGACGCCGACCTTCCGCGAGTTCGTGCCGCCCTCGGGCGAGCTTTACGCCAATCCGGCGGCGAGCCAGGCGATGCTCGACGATGCGGCGTTCGATGTCGAAAGCTGGCTGGCGAACGAGATCGCGACCGAATTCGCGCGAGCGGAAGGCGCGGCGTTCGTGAACGGCAACGGGACCAACCGGCCGCAGGGTTTCCTGACCTATACGACCACCAATGAGGTGGACAGCGTGCGCGCCTGGGGTTCGCTGCAATATGTCGCTTCGGGCGCGGCGGGGGCATTTGCGGCGTCCAATCCGCAGGACAAGCTGGTCGATCTGGTGCAGGCGTTGCGGTCGCCTTACCGGCAGGGGGCGGTGTTCGCGATGAATTCGTCGACGCTGGCTTCGATCCGGAAGTTCAAGACTTCGGACGGGGCGTTTCTGTGGCAGCCTGCGCTCAGTGAGGGGCGGGCGGACACGTTGCTCGGCTATCCGGTGATCGAGTGCGAGGATATGCCCGATGTGGCGGCGAACACGCTTTCGATCGCGTTCGGGAATTTCCGGGCGGGGTATCTGATCGCGGAGCGCAGCGAAACGCAGATCGTGCGCGATCCCTATACGAACAAGCCGTATGTGAATTTCTATGCGGTGAAGCGGATCGGGGGCGGGGTGGTGAACTCGGAGGCGATCAAGCTGATGAAGTTCTCCGCCTCGTAGGACCAGGCGGTGGCGAGCTGATGAAGTTCGCAGCTTCTTAAAACTAAACACCGTCATTCCAGCAAAGCTGGAATCTCATTACCTTCAGGCAAGCAAGAAGAGGCGAGATCCCAGCGTTGACCTTCGGTCGACTGCGTCTCGCTGGGATGACGGGTGAGCTTGTGGGCGTCGTTTCGGTTTCCCCTTTCCGGGGCGGCGCCCGACCCTTTTCAATCACAGGAGCCTGAAATGGCCGACAATTTCTCGACGCTGGGGGACAGTCCCTCGGCGCCATCGACCTATGCGCTGGCGGTGACGCCGCATGACAGCAATGCGCTGACCGACATTCCCAAGGCGCTGTACGTGGGCAGCGCCGGCAACATCACCATGCGCGGGCTGAACGGCGCTGCCGATCAGATCTGGAAGAATGTGCCCGCGGGCGCGATCCTGCCGTTCCGGGCGCGCTATGTGCGGGCAACCGGCACGACCGCCGCCGACATCCTGGCGCTCTACTGATGGGCGGCTTCGCGATCGGCTTCGGCTTCGGGCCGCAGCCGCGCGGGCTCGCCACAACCGGCGGGCCGGGCGTCGACACCACCAACTTCGCCATCGACGAGGACGGCAGCTTCCTGGCCGACGAGGATGGCACGATTTTCGAACTGGAGGCGCTATGAGCCGTCTGCTGATCAAGCCGCTTTACGCGCCCGCCTGCGAAGGCATCCGGGCGTTCATGTCCACCATGCATCGCGGCGACCAGTCGCTGGTACTGCAGGTGGTGGGGGATTCGACCGGGGACGAGGCCGACGAGTGGCCCTATCTCCTTGGCAGCTATCTTGCCGCGCAGTTTCCGGGCTGGGCGGTGGTCTATCATCTGTGGAGCGACGGCGCGCAGGATTATACCGCGCCGGTGGTGATCAGCAGCGGTGCGGCCGGCGAGCGCACGATCGATTATGCGGGGGGCGGGCAGAAGGCGCGCTATCTCGACCCGACGCTGCTCGGCGAGGTGACGGGCGATCTCGACGTGCGCTGCGACGTGCTGCTCGATGACTGGACGCCCGCGAGCACCACCAGCCTGATGGGGCGTTGGGGCAGCAGCACCAGCAAGAGCTGGCGCTTCCGGGTGACGACGAGCGGGGCACTGAGCCTCGAATATACCGCTGACGGATCGAGCATCGTGACGGCGACGAGCAGTGCGGCGACGGGCTTCACCGATGGCCAGCGTTACCGGGTGCGGGCGACGCTCGATATCGACAATGGCGCGTCGGGCAAGGATGTGAAGTTCTGGACCCAGGCGATCGGGGCTTCGAGCTGGACCCAGCTTGGCAGCACGCAGACATCGGCCGGAACGATCGCGGCGCTCAATGCCCCGGTGGGGATCAATTACGAACTGGGCGGGACGCAATCGGCGACCAGTGTGATTTCGGGCCGGATCTACGGCGCCTCGATCCGGCAGGGGATCGACGGGGCGCGGATCAGCCCGGTGCTGCTCGAAGGCTGGGCGAATGAGGATGTGGTATCGCCGACCGCGGGATCGCCGACGCTGCACATCTACAATGGCTCGGCGGCGGGCAAGGACTTCGCGTACTTCAACGACAGCACGCGCTTTCCCAAGGTGGCGGTGCCGGGCAATCATCCGGTGCTGCTGCTCAATCTCGGGCATAATCAGGGGCAGCTCGGATCCGCGATGACGGCGCTGGTCGATACGTTCAAGGGGCTGGTCGATGCGCGGCTGCCGTGCACGCAGATCGTGGCGCTGACGCAGAATCCGCGGCTGTCGCCGACGGTGGCGTCCGAGCAGTTCGCGCATCGCAGCGACACGATCGCGCGCCGCGTGGCGAAGACCGGGGGCGGGGTGATCGATACGCGGCTGGAGTTCTGGACCGATGGGCGGGCGATGAGCACGCTGGTCAATGTCGACGGCATCCATCCGAGCAGCGCGGGGCGCGCGGTCGAGGGGGCGGCGGTGCAGCGGGCGTTTAGGGCGCATCTGCGGGGTTAGGTCCACCGTCATTGTCATTCCCGCAAAGGCTGGAATCTCTCTTAAGAACAATGAGATCCCAGCTTTCTCTGGGATGACTGTCTGTTTGCAGCGACAATCCTGGGGGCAATTCATGATCGATGATCCCGGCATGGCCGCGGCGCTTGCCGCGGGCCTTGACGATGCCAAGGGCTATTTGCGGATCGAGAGCGAGGCCGATGATGCAGGGGTGACGGCGCTGCTCGCAGCCGCCGGCGCCGTGGCGGAGGGGTTTCTGTCGCAGGCAATCGTCATCCGCACATTCGAGGAAACCATCCCGGCGGTCAGCAGCTGGCGGCGGCTGGCGCGGACGCCGGTCAGGGCGATCACGTCCGTGCAGGGCCTGCCTGCCGAGGGTGAGGCATTCGACCTGCCGGTCAGCGACTATGCAATCGACATCGATGCGGACGGCGATGGCTGGGTGCGGGTTAGCAATCCGGGCTCTGCGGGGCGGATCGTCGTTACCTATCAGGCCGGGATCGCGGCGGGTTGGGCGGGGATGCCCGACATGATCCGGCAAGGGATCATCCGGCTGGTGGCGCATCTCCACGCGCATCGCGACGCGCGCGACGATGGCGGGCCGCCGATCGCGGTGGCGGCGCTGTGGCGGCCGTGGCGGCGGATGCGGCTGCGATGAAAGGCGCGCTCGCGGGGCGGCTGCGATGCCGCGTGATCATCGAGCGGCGCCAGGATGCGCGCGACGTTCTGGGCGCGGCGAGCGGCGACTGGATCACGATGCGGAGCGCCTGGGTGGAGATCGCGCCGGACCTGATCGGGCCGATCGCGGAAGCTGATGCCAAGGCGGCGATGCCGCGCTGGGCGGTGACGATGCGCGCCGAAGCGCCGCTGCCGACGATCGGCGACCGGGTGCTGTGGGCCGGGCGGAGGCTGCGGGTGCGATCGGTGATGGCCGATCCGCGCGCGCCCGATCAGCTCACTCTGGGTACGGAGGAAGAACGGTGACGATGGATCGGCTCCCGGCGCATCTGGCCGCGATCGCGGCGCGACGCGCGCGGAACAGGCGCATTCTGATGGCGGCGCGATTGCGCGAGGATTTGCCGGCGGACGTTGCGGTTTCGGAAGAGGGCGACGGCATCGCGATCAGCGGGCGGCGGCTGGCGATCCGCTGGCTACGCGATCCGGCCCTGGCGGTGCTGCGCGATGTTGCCGGATGGCTGCGATGAGCGGCGCGGCGGAAGCGGTGCAGGCGGCGCTGATCGCCGCGCTGCAGGGGCATGCGCCGATCGCGGGCGTGGTTAGCGGGATCCACGACGGACCGCCCGCGCGTGCGGCGTGGCCCTATGTGGTGATCGAGGACGGATCGACCTCG